ATCAGTCTCAAAAAACTGCATACCCTCAAACACACCACTCAAAGCCAAACGATCAGCATTAGTACCCGTAATAGCACCAGTATTAGGAAAACTCTTACTCATACAATCACGCCTTAATGATATAATTCAACACAAGACTAGGCTGTATATTATTATGCGGCTGATTCACCGTTTGTGCAGCATTACTATTATTATAAATGCTAGTATTAGAAAACGCTCCAAAACTGTGCTGATGGCGCTGATTAGCCCCCGCCGTAGTCTGAGAACCGGCCTGACGAACACGATCAAAAACCACACCAGTACCACGCTGAAGAACACTATCCTGCGTCAAAGTAATATTATGCGTATGGTCCGGCGAATCGTCCCCAGTCGTACCACTAGTATAATGCTTATGATTAGGAATCTGCGTAACATCTAACGTATGCGTCTCAGAGCCAACATTCGCAGCAAGCGCCCGCGCCGACAAACCAGGACCAGTACCCGCACCAATAGCCGCACGACCACGCAAATCAGGCACATTAAACGTCGTAGACCCATCACCAATACCATACGTCGTACTAATCAAACCAAACAAAACAGCATACGTCGAACGACTAACAGCCGCACCATCACAAATAAGCCAACCCTCAGGCGAAGAAGAACCAGCAAAAGGACTAATCATCCCCACCGGAGTCAAATTATTCTGCTTCCAATCAGAACCAGTATAAACATAAATAAGATTCGTATCCGTCTCATACACCATCGTACCCTCTTGAATACCCGTAGGACGAGTAGAAGAAGTACACACAATATGACCCGACTTAATCGAATCAAAATTATCCCGGACATAAGCATTCCAATCCGACGCAAGAATCTCACTAACACCCTCAGTCTGAGTCGGCACACCATCCATATTCGCGTAAGACACAAAACCCCCCCTCCGGTGAATAAAAAAAAAAACAAGCCCCCATAAATACCAACGAACAAAACAACACAAATCGGAAACAAAAATCAAAACCTTAACACAACCTTAACATATATACACGTAAACAAGCCAAAAATCATAATGTTCAAAAAATATATATAGTGTAATTATATATATGTGGGTGGGTCATAACGGGGGTATGGGTATGCGTATACGGATTTTACAAAGCAAAGTTTGTAAAATCTTTTTATACTAGGGGGTATAGCCTTGCTAGTTTTTGTGGCAGGGTTTTTTTTGGTGCGGGGTTTATTATATATATAATGCCTATGCCTTGTAGATGTTACTATCAGCCAGCCTATATAGTATATATATATATTATAATATATATAATAGGCTTAGTATTCTTACTAGACTTACTAACACTACTAGTATTAGTAGAATAACTATAGGTAATATCTTTTATTGTAGGAAGATAATAGTTATAGTATATTACTATAACTATAGTATTTCCCTTTGTTATAGCCAAATAGGGCTATTATTAGTGTTTGTTATTGTTTGTACGTTTATACTTTGTTTATCTGTGTGTGTTTAGTTATCTTCGCGCGCGCGTCTGTATTTATTTATGCTTGGCTAGTCGTTGGCATCGTTACATAATCTTAACTTGACAGGCTGGCCGGGTTCGGCTATGGTGTGTTTATTCGCTAAGCCAAGGAGGCTAAATCGTGAGTAATCTTTATACAATCGCTAAGGATTATGCCGATCAGATTATCGGAGAGTGTGAGACGTTAGAGGATGCGCAGGATATGGCGTGGGAGGTTGCGGATAGTTCGGAGGATGTTATTTATTATAGCCGCGCGTGGGATCTTGTGGCTAGTAATCGTTCGGACTGTGAGGATGCCGCGGACGAGTTGGGCCTAGACTTGGCCGATGCGTTCAGCCATAACGGTATCGACGGTGTTATGGCTGTGTTAGCGTTCGCTGGCCTTTATGCGGCTATCTGTCGCGTGTTGCATGATGCTGCGCGATGTGGTAGGCTTGACGACTAGCACGGGCATATGATGTGCATATTGTGGGAAGACTAAATAGGTTAGGGGTTTATTGTGTCTACTGTTGAGGTTGTAGCGCGTAGCGCGTATGGTGTGATTCGTGAGGGTAGGGCGTATCGTGTACGTCGGCTATCGTCTAAGCCTAGTGAGCGTGTGGCCGCGAAGTATGCTAGCCGTGGGCGTGGATATGCTAAGCGTGCGAAGCATGTTAGCCAGCCGCCTATCGGTTTGCCTACGTGTTCGCGTGTGGGTGCGGATGCTATGGCTAGGGATTATGGTTTGGAGTGGTGATTGTTAGCCGCTTGACATTCCGCGAGCGGTGTGCTATGCTAGTTTTATAAGTCTCTTAGGAGGTAATAGGGTGGTTATGTATCATGTAGAGTTTGACGAGCAGGCTATGCGATATTTGGATTATCTTAGTGTGGCTAGTGATGTTAGTTATATTATCGCGTATGATGATGTGGTTAGCCTTAGGGATTATGTAGAGGCTATGGGGTATGAATGGGAACGTGTAGCGTATACGTGGGAGGTGGCTGTGTAGCGTCCATTTTAAGGCCCTTTGCAGGCCCTCTGAGGGCTTCGGAGGGTGTGAGTAGTGCTACCCTACTAGTGGGGCATGTAAAACGCTTAGAAAGGCTAAAATGATGAGTGATAAATATTATAATAACTATGTGATTGATACTATTTCGGATGAGACGGGTACTATTTATGATTTGTTTCTTCCGTCTGGTGAAGCGGATTATGATTGGGAGTATTATAATTCGTATGAGGATATCAATGAGGCTCATGCGGAGGGTGTCGCAGCGTGTAAGCGAGCGGCTAATGCTTGAGGTCCTGTTTTATGTAGTTATTGGTCCCTTGATTTTGTTCGGCATCGGTGCTATACTGTTAGATATCGCAGGGTAAACCTTAGGTATAGGTATCTTAGAGTTTGCCGGAAACCGGAAAGGTAAAATGGAAGTCTACTATAAGGGAGTGTGGGTTACTATGAACGATTTTACTGGCGAAGAGTGGGACGAGTTTGATAACTTTGAGGCTCTAGTAGAACGTGAGTCTGATTACTTTGAGTTGGTAGCAGATTTGGATGAGAAGGTGGATAAGATGATGACTGATCCTAAGTACCATGATGATATTGTGGGGTGGTTCTAGTGACTATTGTGGTTGATGATGGTTGGTATGATGAGAATGATGTGGATATCCAGCCGGACGAGGAGTTGAGTTGGTACGAGTTTGATAGGCTGCGTGATGAGTGGTTGTGGGCGCAGGCTGATGCTTACTATGATTATATGCAGGAGGAAGATTACTAATGCTTGATACTAATCGACACTACGCTTACAAGAAGGAGACTGAGGTGGATCATCATAGGCAGCAGATTGAGGTTCGTGATGAGGAGATTGCGCGGCTGAAGGCAGATCTTGGCGAGGCTCATATTACAAACGCTAAGAATAGTGAGGATGTTAGTATTCTTCTTCCTATTGTTTATACTCTTTTGGCTCGTTGCGCTGAGAGGTCTGATATGAGCCTGTTTGTTGATGGTGTGATTAACAGTATGGATGATACTGGTATTGATCTTGATACTACTATTAGTGCTCTTCAGCGTATGGGTGTTGATGTTGATCCTGAGTGGTTTAGGAATGAGTACGAGGTTACTGTTATGGTGCCTGTGAGTGTTACGCTAACGGTTGAGGCGGCTGATATGGATTATGCTGAGGAAGCGGCTAAGGATCTTCTTGATAATGAGGGGCTTGATAGGTTTAAGATGGATTATGATATTAACTATGATAGTGAGATTGTTAATATTGTAAAGCAGTAAGGGTTTGCGGGTATGGTGGAACTGGTAGACACAGCAGACTCAAAATCTGCCGCCGTGAGGCGTGGGGGTTCGACTCCCTCTACCCGCATTAGGGGATCGTCTAATGGTAGGACATTGGGTTTTGGTTCCAAGAATCTAGGTTCGAGTCCTAGTCCCCTAGTAATCTTAACACAATCGTAACTTGACAAGGAAGAATAGTTATGGTAAGATACAAGTATGAATCATGGAGGGATCTTATGAAGAATAATGAGCCTTATACATATGAAGAGTATCTAGAATGGGATAGAGAGTATAGAGAATACATAGAGAATAAGTATTCATATACATATAAAAAGAAGAATAATAGTAATATTAATGATAAGGATGTTAAGTGGGAACCAGGATTCTGATGAGTAAGAAGAAAAAGAAGAAGCGTAAGGAGCGTGAAGTTGTTGTTACCTATAAGCGAAAGCGAGGTCGCCCTTCTGGAATCAATCCTGTGGTGGCTTGGCATATTGAGTTGGATAACGAGTTTGTTGGAACAAGCCCTACACTCAATGGGGTGAGTCATATGTTATATGATATGGGGTATAAGACTTGGGCGTTCCGTCGTGTTGCTGATAAGAAGGATCGGCCTAAGTATAAGGCTACTGTGTTGTGGTTTGATAAGGAGAAGGAATCGTAATGGCTGTTGCTGGTAGTATGAAGAAGAATAAGTTGGAGGCTGCTATGCAGCGGCGCTTGGAGCGTGGTAAGAAGAAGGCGGAGGCTAAGGCTTTGCGTCAGGCTCGTAAGATGAAGGAGAAGCAGCGTGTTTAAGTTTGCTACCAAGTCTGAGGATGATTACTTTAAGGCTGGTGTGTTTTACAATGGGCAGAAACTTGTAGAACTCCTGATTGAGAAGGATGAGGATCGGTTTTCTATGTTTGTTTATGATGGTAATGATAACCCGGAGGGGGCATGGTACGATTATGAAGAGTCTGATTAGCACTCTGAAGCGGGCTACCAATCAGCCCCGCAATGATGGTATGCTGCACTTCTCCAGCCATTTGCAGAACGATAGGCATACTGTGCTTTATTATTATCATGGTTATCCTGATGTGTGGGACAAGCCTTGGATGAATACTTTGCCTTTGTTGCAGGGCACGGCTATTCATGAGCAGATTCATGCTATCATGAGTGAGTATCATAAGCCGTATGCTAGCGAGGTTGAGGTTGTATGTGAGGATCATAAGTATCCTTGGGTTGGTACTGCTGATGCTTATATGAATGATGAGCAGGGTAATCTTATGCTTGTTGATTATAAGACTATTAGTGGTACGTCGTTCGGATTTCTTGATGGTCCTAAGCCTGAGCATGTCATGCAGGTTAGTGCTTATTATCATTATGGTATGCCGGGTGTGCATAGTGTGGGTATCTTGTATCTTCCTACTACGCCGGATTATCGTAGGCGCTGGCCTGAGCCTGTGTTTTACTATGTTGATCCTATTGGTGAGGATGTGCTTACGCATCGTATCCGTCAGGTTGAGGATGCGTTGGATGCGTACCAGACTAACTCGCTCGCGTTGCCTGATGTGCTAGATGGTGTGTACGAGTGGAAGCATAATAAGAAGGAGCGGCGTTGGGAATACTGGTATCGTCCCCATTATTCTACGATGTTCTGTCCGTGGAAGGATCAGGAAGATGATCCGTGTGGTTGTAGCAAGGAAGAGAAGCAGCATATTGGTAACTGGTACGAATATAATGGTGTTGAGGGTTTGACTGTATCCGACGAGTCTATGATGACATTGATTGATGATTGCCCCGGCTATCAGAGGTTGATTAATGATGAGAACATGGTCTAAACTTAAGAATAGGTTTCTTCCTAATCTAGAGTTTGAGGTTGATGATCCTACTCTAGCGTTGGCTTTGCAGTTGGGTTGGATTGAGAAGTTTCTTGGCAAGTATCAGTTTACTGATAAGGGTCAGGAAGAGTTTGCGGCGTATATTAAGGAGCATTGTGCAGACATTCGTGCCAGAAACTAGTATGAGTAATAGTGTGCGTATCCTTGACCGGCAACGGCTAGGTAAGCAGCGTGTAGAGACTCTACAGATTATGAATGCGCTGGCTGGGCTGAGTAAGGGTTGGACTAATCATCCTGCTACTCGTATGTGGCAAGGCTATGAGACTGCTCTGCTTATGTATCAGCGAGCAACGTGTGCGGAATGGGTGCGTCGCGGGTATAAGGATACTTGTGAGGCTAAGACGTATGCTGTCTGGTCAGAGCATTTTAGTCAGACCCCTGTAGGTTTGCCACATTGGTGGGGCGATAATCGTGTGCATGATTCACACAAGTCAGCCCTTGTATTTAAGAACCCAGCATGGTATAATGTGATCTATCCCGATGTTGTTGGAGAGTATAATTATTATTGGCCTGTGCCAAAGGAGGACGGATGATTCCCGCCGAACTAACTGAGAAGTTTCACCCTACTCTGGTGAAGAAGAATCAGAGTGGGCAGGATTATGTAGCCATTGATGGTTATATTAACCGGCTAAACGATGTTCTTGGTCATGCTTGGGCATGGCAACTTAACTCTTGGGAGATCAAGGATGCTGCTCCTACCCGGAGTGGTAAGCCACAGTATATGGCTGTAGTGCAAGGTACGCTTACGATTATCCTATCTGATATTGGTGTGATTAGTGTTGGCGGTGATGGGGATGATGATGATGCGTTCCTCACCACGCAGAAGGCTATGATTAGTCGTGACGGTATCGGAGCGAACATTAACTTTGATCCTGATACTGCGGTTAAGTCTGCGCAAGCGGAGGCTCTGAAGAAGGCGTGCCACCAGTATGGTATCGCTCTCTACTTGTGGGACGCTGCTGAGCGTGATTTTGTAGAGTTGCAGCGGCAAGCCGCTCAGAACGATGTAGCACTTAAACAGTTGGTTGTAGCATACACTCAGCGTATGCTAGAATTGGATCCGGGAACGATGCCTGAGAAGGATCAGATGTGTGAGATTCTAGGTATTAAGGATCTTAATGTTGATGATATTCGTCGTAGTCTTACTGATAAAGGAGTTATCTAATGTCTGATAGTTTTAATCGTGAGTATGTTTTGCAGGAAGCCGCTGCTATGGCAGCAGAGTTGCGCGTTCTTTATAATGTTCTTGACCATATCAGCCTGCGGCTAGAGTGTCTTGAGAATTGGTCTGGCGAAGCGTTTAACACTACGTCTAATCCGTGGTGCTCGTGTGACTGTGGTTGCGAGCCTATCAAGGTTGGTCTTAACGATATGGATGATGCTAGTTACAGGATGGACTGATGCGAATCAACTATGAAAATAAGAGTGGGGATATTCTTAACGCTCCTTATCGTAAGTATCCTAACGATGCTGCTTATGATTTGTTTGCTGCTGAGAATGTGACTATTCCTGCTTGGGGGCGCGGCACGGTTGATACTGGTATTCGTATGCAGATTCCACAAGGCTTTGCTGGTCTAATCCTGTCCCGCTCTGGCTTGGCTAAGAATGGTGGCTTGTTTGTTCTTAACGCTCCCGGCTTGATTGATGCAGGATATTCTGATACAATCAAGGTTGTGCTGGGAAACTTTAGTGATGAAGAGTTTCGTATTCACGATGGTATGCGCATTTGCCAACTTATGATTATCCGACTTGATGATTATTATTTTAGTCCCGGCACGGTTTGGGGTGGCGAGCGTGGGGAGAATGGTTTTGGATCTACTGGCAATTGATACTGAGACTACTGGTGTTGCTTGGGATGACGAGGCGTTCATGATTAGTGTCGCCACGCCACACAAGACGTATGTGTTTGACAAGCGCGAGTTGCATGACGCAGAATGGTTTGATATTATCAGCGATGTTACTATTGATCTTGGCAAGGCTGATCGTATTATCATGCACAACGCGAAGTTTGATATGCAGAAGTTGATGCGGCTTGGTATTCCTTATCATGTATTTGTTGATAAGTTTGAGGATACTCAGGCCATGGCGCACTTGATTGATGAGCACCAGCCCACAGGACTAAAGTATCTTGCCTCCTCGTATCTTGGCCTGTCTACTGATGAGGACGAGGTACTGAAGGTTTGGCGGCGTAAAAATAAGATGAAGAAGGAGGATGGTTATTATCCCATTCCGAATGAGATTCTAGCGCCGTATGCTGCAAAGGACGCAGAGTTTACATTGCAACTCTACACAGATTTTACGAAGCGTTTGCATAATGATCTGCTTCCTTTGTATGAGATTGAGAAGCGGTTGACTTTATCCTTGTTGCGTATCGAAGCGCAAGGTATGCAGGTTGATCGTGAGTATGTTACACGAAAACGTAAGGAGTATGGTGATCGGATTTACAAACTTAAGTCTCGTATTGGGGAACTTGCTGGGAAAGAGTTTAACCCACAATCACACCAGCAGGTTCTCGCTGCGCTACAAGAACGAGGATTCGTGGTATCCTCTACCTCCAAAGACGCACTATCGCAAGTAGATGACGAGTTGGCTGGGCTGATTGTAGAGTTGCGCGAGGCTAATAAGATCAAGTCTACATATTTTGATGCGCTTGATACTGAGGCTAAGAATAGTATCTTGCATCCTAACTTTCGTCAGCATGGTACTCGTACCGGACGGATGAGTAGCGGAGCGGCAGAAGCATGATGCCCCTCTTTGATTATTATAATGAACAAGAAGATGATGGTAGTTGGAACTGGTTTTATTGTAGTATGCTTAGCGAGAACACGCTAGACACTATCGAGAATCCTTGGCCCGTATTTGCAGACTCGTTTGACTCAGCCATGCAGATATTCATGGTCCTAGTAAAACTAAAATATTATGGTGTAACATGAACGTACAGAATATTCCCAGAAGCCAGAAGGATGTGAAACGTGCATTTGTACCGAAACTGGATGCGTTCTTATTCTTCGATTATAAAGCAATCGAAGTTAGACTGCTCGCATACTACCTTGCAAGAGCCATCGGCGACACTACGCTGGCTAGTGAGATCAACCGTGGAGCCGACCCTCACCTCATCACCGCTCAAGGCTTGTACGGACGCACGGGTATCAGCGACGAGGAACGTCAAGTAGGAAAGACACTCAACTTTAGTATCATCTATGGTGGTGGCACACCCACTATCATGCGACAGTTAGGAGTATCATTTAAGGAAGCGAAGCGATTGTTGAAGGCGTATCATGACACTCGTCCCGGTATCAGCCTTCTTAACCAGAGTATCGCAGAAACCTTGGATACTCGCGGTTATATTCAAAGTTTGTATGGGCGTAGGCTGCACGTTACAGAGGCCCACAAGGCTCTCAACGCGCTCATCCAAGGATCAGCAGCAGACCTCATGCGTGATAGTGTCGTACGAGTAGACAAGTACCTGTACGACAATTATGCTACACATATAGTAAATATTGTGCATGACGAGATCATCCTAGACGCGGATCGTAACGAGATCCCAACACTAGTTAACACAATCCCAACACTAATGGGGAATAAAAACGTAGAAGAATACGTTAGTATTGACACGGACTGCGAAGTATCGTATACTAACTGGGCAGACAAGGAGCCGTATAGTGATTGAGTATAAGACATGTACGCATTGCAAGGAAGTTAAGTCGGTAGAAGACTTTTATTTTCAGGAGAAGCGCGGCACTCATGAGAGTCTGTGCCGCCAATGCCGTATTGACAAGACAAACACTCGCACGATTATTAATAAGGGTATTGTAGCAGAGGCTAAGTATAATCCTTGTCATTGTTGTGGTAAGATTCTGCATCCCTCGCTGATCGACCTGCATCACCTTGATCCCAAGTCTAAGGATCTTACCGTGTCAAAGGCTGTGTATAATCGTTCTCCAGAGTCTCTTCGTAGAGAGATTGAGAAGTGTGTTCCCGTATGCCGTCCGTGCCATAGGAAGATTCATTATGGCGATTGATGATCCTGTAAACAGTCCTGCGCATTATACTCAGGGAGAGATGGAAGTTATTACAGCCATTGAGGGCTTGGGACTTGACTATCATCAGGGTAATGTGCTAAAATATGTAGCCCGGTATCGTTACAAGAATGGAATGGAGGATCTGCTTAAGGCTAAGTGGTATATTGATAGGTTGATTTATATTGAAGAGCAGAAGGTTATTAAAGAGCAAAGGAGTTGGGTATGAGAATCCTAAAGTTAACTAGCCCGTATATGCGGGGCGAGGATGTTAAGAAGGCACAGAAGGCGCTTCAGGCGTATGGTACTTGGGTTGGTAAGGTTGATGGTATCTTTGGTCCGCAGACTGCGGCTGCTGCTAAGCAGGCTAAGTGGATGCTGGGTTATCCTGAGCGGCAATGTACGCAGACGTATGGTCAGGCGCTTCATGATTATCTTACTCGTAAGAAGAAGCCTAATCGTTTGATGCGTCGTCGTTCTGAGAAGCGTAAAGTTTCTAATAAGCCAATGCGTGAGAAGGCGCTTGATGAGGCGATTCGTTGGATCGGCGTTAAGGAAGACCCGCCGTATTCTAATAAGGTTATGTTCTCTGACTGGTATGGTTTGCGTGGCCCGTGGTGCGCAATGTTTGTTACGTGGTGTTACACCAAGGCTGGCAGTAAGTCTTTTGATCCGAAGAAGGCGCGTTGGGCATACTGTCCTTTCATGGTCAATGATGCGCGAGCACAGCGCAACGGACTCATCGTTGTTCCGATTAACAAGGTACAGCCCGGAGACATTGCCATGTTCGACTGGCAGCGTGACGGTATCAGCGATCATGTTGGCATTGTTGAGACGAAGCCTAATAGCAAGGGTGATTTTAAGTGTATCGAAGGCAACACGAGTCAGGGTAATGATAGTGACGGCGGTGAAGTTATGCGTCGCACTCGTAACAAGCGTCAGGTACAAATCTTTATTCGCGTAGTCCGATAGGAGGAATGTTGATTCTAGAGTCGCATAAGAATTGGTTTCAGAACGAACGTGGTATCACAGGTGAGACTCTTGAAGCGTTTGGTGTAGAGTCAACGAGCGAGGAGTGGATTCGCCTGCCCTACGAGACAGGTGATCGTACTCGTAAGATGATCGGGCAGCGCGAGTTCCGCTTCACCAAAGGCGCTAAGGTTAGTCTCTATCGTCCCAAGCAAGTAGCAGAAGAATCCTACGCTGTGCTGTGCGAGGGTGAAACCGACACGATGCGCCTGTGGCAAGAGGGCGTCAAGAGCGTGTATGGCCTACCCGGCTTCAACGCATTCTCCGATGATGTACTCGCACCACTACACAAGTACGAGCGAGTCTTCGTAGTTCTTGACAATGATAATGATTATAATGTAAAGACTACTGTTGACACGGCTTGGGGTAGGCTTCGTGGTATCTTAGGGGCTAAGGCTAGGCGTATCAGCCTCCCATCCGATGTGAAAGATATTTGCGAATTCTTTGACTCGTACACTCTTGACACGTTCAGGGATATTACAAGCAAGAGTCTCGCAGGTAACTTTCATTACAAGGCTCTTGATCTTAGCATCCCACCCCCAGAGTACGAGTGGCTTGTGAAGGGTTTGATTTGTCGTGGGGATACCACGCTGCTCGTGGGCGAGCCGAACGTTGGCAAGTCTTGGATCAGCCTCAGCCTAGCCGTAGCGATGGCTGACAATCGTAACGAATGGATCGGACACGAGGTTACCAATCATGGTAAAGTCTTGTATATTGACGAGGAGAATCCGCATGATGTAGTCTACCATAGGCTCCGACAACTCGGAGTAAATAATTTTGATAACCTGCGTTACTTGCATCGTCAGGGCGTACGTCTTGATCGTAACTTTGACAAGTTGCTAGACGAAGCGATCACTTACGAGCCTAGCATGATTGTTCTTGACAGCCTTACACGATTCCACACCAAGGATGAGAATAATGCTGGCGAGATGGCAAGCCTATTCAACGACAGTATTAACACTCTCTGTCGTGAGACTGGCGCAGCCGTGATCCTACTACACCACACTAACAAGTCTGATTCTACTAGTTCGTATGTCCGCACTCGCGGCTCTTCAGACATTGGTGCTGCTGTAGATTGTGGCATTGAGGCTCGTAAGACTGGCCCTAACAAGTTTAACCTTGTCCATTTTAAGAGTCGCAGAACACAAGCCGGAGGCTTGACAAAGGTTGAAATCTGTGATACAATAGATGGGCAGGTTGAACTGATGGTATCAAGCGACGCATTCTAAGGAGGTGAAGTATGAATACAGAAGATAATGTTGTAGAGTTGACGCAAGAAGAGTATGATAGCGCCATGACTGAGTTGCTTGCACAGGTCGATCAGGAGCAGTTGGGTCGTACGGTTGCTGGAGTGCTAGAGTTCCTTACTGTGCGTGCTATTATTGATGGTCCGTTTTATCTCATGACTGATGATGAGCAGGCTATCACCGTGATCGCCGCCAATGAGGATGCTGCTACTCTTCGCGCTGCTCTTCCCGATAATTTTAAGTCGTGGGATGAGTATGTCGAAGAGACGGTAGATTATATTACGGATAGTGATCCGGGGGATGAGCAGGATGAGCCTGCCACCGAACAGGAGTAAACAATGGAAGGATTGGGAGCGTGAAGTCGCTCGTGATCTAGGCGGGACTCGTACTGGTCCTCGTGGTTTTGATGTACCAGACGTAACCGATCTTCCTATAGAGTTCGCACCAGAATGTAAGTATCAGAAGCGCCTCTCATTGAAAGACGCAGACCTCAAACAAGCGCAGCATAATGCTCGCAAGCAAGAATGGGCGTTATTTCTAAGAGAAGCCAAAACTGGTAGAAGGTTCGTAGTTGTACCATATAAGACATTCCTCAAAATGTGGGATGCGTATACAGACAAGGAGACTAATGATGAGTGAGTATGTGACCGTTGCTGGTATCGTGCAGTTTGATCCTCGTACCCGTCAGGCTGGCGGTAAGGAGGTTCGTGATGTAGTGATCCGGGCTATTGGTTCTAACAAGAACTTTAGTGTCACGATCTGGCCTGAGAAGGCTAGCATTCCTGTAAACAAGGGCGACTTCCTCGTGTGTGATGGCAAGTATTCGTCTAGTGTTGGGCAGAACAAGGCTGGTGAGCAGGTTACGTATCATAACCTGTCCGCTACCACGATTGTGCGTGTCGCTGGTGACACCACGGTTACTGCTCCGACTACGACGGCTGCTCCTGCTGTTACTGAGGCCGTCACCGGGGATGACTTTCCGTTCTGATGTGGGACCCCGAAGAGTTTATCGGGGAGTATAAAGGCGCTATCCACTCCGCCGCTTATACATTCCGTAAAGCAGCAGAGTATGATGATCTCTATCAGGAGGGCATGATCTCACTATGGTTATGCTCTCCTGATACGAGACGCAAAGTATGGAACCTAAAACAAAAACAAACAAACGAGGATGTTAAAGTAGTAAGTAGAATTGTTTATAATCGTATGAAGGATTGGGTCCGGTTCACTAAGCGGTTGCGGCATAATCATTCAGTAAGTTATGAGGAGATGCTAGATGGTGTACGAGAAGGAGATAGTGGAGAATCTGCTGAGGAACTATTATAGCCTGCAACGGCACCCGGATTCTACATTCTCAGATTATTATCTTGATATTGTATATGCGTTAAAAGAATTACAAAAGCATAATTCTGTATTATACTATACGATTGTGAATGTGTTTGTGAACGGTATGCCTATTCAAGATCAGGCACTTAATGATGGTGTCAGCACTCGGATGATTAATTATCGTCTTAACGATGCGCTTGACGCTTTGACTAATATTATGAATGGAGAGTTTCTTGATGCGGGTTGATACCAAGGATAAAAGTAGGTTTGAGTTCGGGCTTGATCGTCCCTTTGAGTTGAAGGGTGATTGGGCCGTGACGGCTGACTGGCATGTGCCATTGTATGATGCGGATCTTGTTAACGAGTTTCTTAGTGAGGCTGCTGACTATAAGAATCTTCTCATCGCTGGCGACTTCTTGAATGGTGACTCGTTGAGCGCGTATTATCCTAAACAGAAGAGCGCTGGTATTGAGAAGGAGGTTGCTGAGGCGAAGAGTCTGATGGAGATTCTTTGTGCTAACTTTAGTAACATTGTGTTCTTGCGTGGCAATCATGATTATCGGTATACTAAGGCTGCGGAGTATCGTGAGTCTTTTGTGGATAGTATGACCGAAGTATTTAAGGATGTTCCTCGTCACGGATGCAAATTGCGTTTCAGCAATCTGGATCATTGTTATATCACAAGCAATAAGGAACGATATTTTATTGCGCATCCAGACTCGTACTCTAAAAGCCCGTTGAATAATCCTCTTGCTATCGCAGAGGTTAAGAAGTGTCATGTGTTGACAGCGCACACTCATCATTGTGCTATGGGTTGGGATCCTAGTGGTTCGTTTATTGTTGGCGAGTTGGGTGGTTTCTTTAACATTCCTCAGACTGAATACTTGCAGGGCACTACGACGTATCCTAGTTGGTGTAATGGTTACTGGTTTATCACGAATGGTAAGCCGGATATGGTTTCGTATGGCGCTCGTGGCATTAAGATCGTTGCGCGTAGTAAGTAATAATGGGGCCGTGGTGGAATTGGCAGACACGACGGACTTAAAATTCGTTGCCTACGGGCGTGAGGGTTCGATCCCCTCCGGCCCTACTATGAAAGGAGAAGCATGAGTCTACCAACTGATTATCAGACGTTCATCGCAACGTCTCGTTATGCTCGCTGGTTGGACGAGGAGAAGCGGCGAGAATATTGGCCGGAGACGGTTAATCGTTATGTTGAGTTTATGGAGCAGACTCTTCGTGAGAAGCATAATTATAAGATGGATGCTGTGCTAAAGGCAGAGTTACTTGATGCTATCATTCACCTAGAGGTTATGCCTAGTATGCGGGCGCTTATGACGGCTGGCCCAGCCCTCGCTAGAGAAAATGTGGCTGGATATAATTGTTCGTATACTCCTGTCAATCATCAGCGTTGCTTTGATGAGATTCTATACATCCTGATGAATGGTGTAGGTGTTGGCTTCTCTGTGGAGCGTGACGAGATTAACCAGTTGCCCGTAGTGAATGAGCATTTTGAGAAGAGTGACACGATCATTAAGGTTGGTGATTCTAAGGGTGGTTGGGCTAAGGCTCTGCGAGAGTTGATCGCTATGCTTTATAGTGGGCAAATCCCACAATGGGACATGAGTGCTGTGCGTCCCGCAGGCAGTAGGCTTAAGACGTTCGGTGGTCGTGCTAGTGGTCCCGAACCATTGGAAGACTTGTTTAAGTTTGTGACTAGCGTGTTTCAGAATGCTGCTGGTCGTAAGTTGTACGCGGTGGAGTGTCATGATATTGTATGTAAGATTGCTGAGGTGGTCGTGGTTGGTGGGGTTAGGCGTTCAGCCCTTATCTCGCTTAGCAACCTATCAGATGGTAGAATGCGGAATGCTAAGAGCGGTGAGTGGTGGACCGACAATCCTCAACGTGCACTTGCAAATAATTCCGTTGCGTATACTGACACGCCGGGTATGGATGCGTTCATGGAGGAATGGCTAAGCCTCTACCAGTCCAAGAGTGGCGAGCGTGGTATCTTTAATCGTGAGGCTGCGCAGAAGCAGGCTGCTAAGAATGGACGGAGGGACTACTCGTTTGCGTTTGGCACTAATCCATGCTCTGAGATTATTCTACGCCCGCACCAGTTTTGTAATCTTACTGAGGTTGTGGTTCGTGCTGAAGATGATCCAGATTCACTTAAGCGTAAGGTACGGTTGGCTACAATTCTTGGGACGTTCCAAGCGACTCTTACGGATTTCAAGTATTTGCGTAAGGTGTGGAAGCAGAACACGGAGGAGGAGCGTCTGCTCGGTGTGTCGCTCACGGGAATCTTCGATAACAAAAGTATGGTAGGTAAGGGTGTTTACCAGTTGGCTTCTAATCTACGAGAGTTGCGTCAAGAGGCGGTGATGACTAATGCGAAGTATGCTAAGCAGATTGGTATTCCTCAGTCTACTGCCATTACTTGTGTCAAGCCTAGCGGTACTGTCTCTCAGTTGGTGGACTCCGCTTCCGGCATTCATCCTCGTTACTCTGAGTATTATATTCGCCGTGTGCGTGGTGATGTTAAGGACCCGTTGACACAATTCCTTATGGATTCTGGTATTCCTCACGAGCCGGACGTTATGAACCCGGATAATATGATGGTGTTCTCGTTCCCGCAGAAGTCTCCTACAATGTATAAGCAGGATCTTACTGCGATTGAGCATTTGGAACTCTGGTTGTGTTATCAGGAGAATTGGTGCGAGCATAAGCCTAGTATTACGGTGAGTGTGGCTGAGGATGAGTGGATGCGTGTAGGCTCGTGGGTGTGGGATCATTTTGATGAGGTTAGTGGTATCTCTTTCTTGCCTAAGAGCGATCATACGTATCGTCAGGCTCCTTACGAAGCGATCAATAAAGAGGAGTATGACTCTCTTGTGAAGGAGTCTCCTAAGAGTATTGATTGGGCTAAGTTGAGTGAGTACGAGTTGGAGGATAATACTGAGTCTAGTCAGACGTTTGCTTGTACGAGTGATGCTTGTGAGGTTGTGGATATTAAGGGATAAAAAAAGAGGACCGGGCGAATGCCCGGTCCTCTATCATTACGAACTTAAACTTTTAGAGCGACTACTCGTCCCAACCCTTCTGAGCCTGATACTCCCGTACAATATTATACGCCAGCGACAACACAGCAGCAAGACCAGCAACAAACGGAGCCGCAATATCACCCGGCTCGTCAATACCAGCAATACCATCAACCAGCAGAACCGCAAGGAACGCCTGAATAAACGTTAATGCGGCTCGTGTTAGAATCTCACGCCAATTCATCACATACCTCGCTTCTTCTTAGACTTCAGCCTAGCCAAACCCTTCATCTTCTCATTACGCGCAGTAGCCATAGGCTTAGCAGCCTTGGCAGCCTGACTAGCAACGCCAACACGCTTCTCCTGCAATGTACGCCATTGCTCTGGCGTCACAGAAGCACGAAGAACCTTCTTACGCAACTTCTCATTACGACCATAACCTTCCTTCATAATCACACTCCTTAAATCGCCTGAGTAACAAACCAAACAATACCAGCAAGAATACCACCAGAGATAACACTCGTAGCAATCATCATCTGCATACGCTTGCCCTCCTTCTCACCCTCCCACTTCGCCTCAGTCATCTCCAACTCTGTGACACGACCATTAGTACGCTTAACCTCATCATGAATCTGACAAAGCCTCGCATCCAAAGCATCAAGACGATGAAGAATAATTTGAATATCGCCCTCACTCATTACATATCATCCTCCGATCATCTCAAGAAGTTTCTGTGATTTCTTATTCTTAGGCTTCTGATCCTCAATCTTAGCAAGAACCAGCCTAATTTGTTCCTCAGGGAGACCCTGCTGCTCAGCAATAGGAAGCCAAACTTGATACACATAATCTCGCTCACGCTGCCACTCTCGCACACCATTAAGCCTCTGTTGTGATTGCTCAGCCAACTTAGACTCATTCACCTTATTAAGCACATACGCACCCACAACCTCTGCGCGTTGAGACTCGTCAAGCGCATCAAGATTAATACGATACGTACTAATACCAAGAGCGTTAAGAACCGCCGCGTTAGGATCACCAGTAAGTTGTAGCGTAGTCCTCTCCTCAGGAATACTAAGTTTCCACTCACTAAAATCCTCACCCGCTTCATAATTCTTAAGAATATCAGCAGCATTATCAATCGCAGCATACTTATTCGCAATCGAATCAGCCTCATACTCGCGCTCAACCGCATCATACAAGCCCTTACCACGACCAAGATACGAACCCTTAGCAATACCCTTACTCGTATCATACAAAGCATTAAAGAAGCCCTTGTGTGTCTGCTCTCCACTAAAGTCAAAACGACCATTACGAGGATCAACACCAAGAGTATCCTTAATAGCAACATTAACATAGGGGTTAGTGAACTGCCAAACATTAGCACCAACATCAGTACCAGTAAGAAGATTAACCGCCGCAGCAGCCATATCACCAACCGTAGCGAACGGTGACAACGCATTCATATCAATACGATAATCCTCTTCCGTAATGCCAAACATTTCCTTAATAGCATTAGGAAGCGGAACAGTCATCATAAGATAATCAGGCACACCAGAATTAGCCGCCTCAACATAACCATACTGACCAACATTATACAACACGTTAGCCGTAATCGGCTTATCAACAGCAAGCCGATAAGTATACGTCAACGAGTGCCTCTGCCACGAATAGAATGGCATAATAGAGTTACGCAAAAATGTTTCAGTCGCGCTAAACCTATGATAATTACCAGACACCGTATTCGTAGTGTAACGCATACGATGCTTTAACTGTGCATTAAAGAATGGCGAGTTACGATCAAGAAGAAGATCCGTAGCAGCCTCAAACGGAGTAATCGCATCATCACCGCGACGCACATTACCATCCCAGTCAATACCACGACGAATATACTCAGCAACCTCATCACCAAGCATAAACGCATTAAACGTAGGATCCTGACGAAGATAATCAATCGCCACATTCCTACGAATAAACTCCTCAAACGCACTAATAGTAGTATAACCAAAGTTTTTGATATACTTCCTAAACCACTCATGCTTATTCGACAAATCACGAATACTGTCAGGAGTCGTGTCACGGAAATTAGCCTGCTTACGATAATCATTATGCTTAAACTCGTACTGCAACTGACGATTAACAGCATCCGATTCACGCACAACATTACTCATACGTGTATCCCCATTCTTACGCGCAATAGCCTGTGCAGCCCTAAAAAGGATCTTAGGAGCAGCAGCAGGATTATGAATCATCATCATTGTCAAACCGCCAATCACGTTATTAGAAATAAACTTCGCATTAATGTTAAGAACCCACCATTTAAAGATATTAGTAGATCCCTTAACTAATGGCCTAGACAATAGTCTAGTAGCAAAATCATCCCCCTCAATAGCAAGAACGCTTAACTGACGATCCACCTGATTAGGGACAGCAAGAACAAAGCCGTGATCGGGAATGTTAACAGGATCAGAATACATAACATCCCGATAAGCAGCAAGCGTAGAATGCTGTTCCAAACTTTCATTAATAGCATAAGGCGCCCAATCCTCCACTCCACCACGAACAATAAACTCAACTTCGCCATTCGGCATACGACGAATGCCCATACCAGCAGCAATATCAAGAGTAGAATCAACCTCATCAAGAAGGCCATTTTCATATAAAGCAACGCTCTGCTCAAACTCGTCAAGCACCCCGCGCTGTCTAGCAAAAACACGGGCATCCTCAATATTATCAAAGGGTCTAACATTATCTAACACGCGATAACCAGACCGTGCCGGATCTCTCCCAGCCACCTGCGAAGCCGGAATAAGAACTGCCTGAGATTCAGCAAGCGCACCAAGATCCCGTTCAACACGAGAAACAAAAAAGTTATACTGACTACGGACAATCTGAGCCAAACTATGCTCACGAATAGCACTATTCGCAATAACACTCTCAGTCTTAATCATCTTCTCATTAAGCCGAACGCCCTGCTGACCAGTCTCAGCAACCTTCTCAGAATAAAAACGGGCATTAGAATAGACATCTGCCATAGCGTTTAACGACCCAGCCTCAAGTAACTTCTCTCCCTGCTCAACAGACTCAACAACAGCGGCCTTCTTACCTTTCTTACCGCGCACAAAGAAAACTTTAGGCATAGTAAACACTTCGGACTCGTCAACTAATTTACCATTAATTACACGACCATTGTCAAGCGTATGGCGGAGACGAGGAATATGGAATTGCACAAAGTCTGCTCCAGCGGTTTGCTCCTTAGCAAGAATCAATACCGGACGACCAATGTCACCCGCACCACCAAGACCATCACGAAAAATACCAGCATTATCTTCAGTTAAAGCACGAACAGCATTAACAAGTTGCCTTTCTCGCTCTCGCTTAATGTTAGGCTCTAAGTCATCAAATACCGTACCAATGCGGTCCTCAGCCTGAGCCGCAGCAATAATCTCATCAGCACTATCAACATCAACAAAACGAGTAACATACAAAGCAAGCGCATTATTAGGACGAAGAACACGATCACGATACTTCTTCAAACGACCACGCTTACCAAACAAGTGTTCAGGAGTTAACTTAAGGCCGTTCATAGGCTCAGCATACAACTGTTTCAAATGATTAAGAGTAGTAGGCGTCATATCCTCATGCACAAGCCGATGCCTAATAGCCTCATCCTGAGCAACCAGACGACGATACAAATCAATCATAGCATCTAATTCCGTATCACCAGATTTATATGTTGGATCGGCAATACGTGCCTTAAGATTATGCCTTCCAGACTCCCATTGTTCATCAAATACAGCCTCAGCAAGATCAGTATCAACTTTAGCAGTCTCACGGTCCATAAGATCATTCAACTTCTTCTGATACAACGCTTCATCATTACGCAACGAGGGTACAACATTACCATCTTTGTCACGAGTAAGACTAGTCAACTTCTCTTTCAACGCCGCTCGTTGAATCTGAGGCGCTGTTGCCGGTCCAAACGGCCCGTCACCACCAACAAGTTCAGCCTCAATAGCAAGCCGATTAGGAGCACTAACAAGAGCCGCCCCCTCAATCTCCATAATCTTAGACTGTCGATATAATTCGGAAGCATTATCGCCCCAATCATAAATAGCCTCATTCTGAATTGCTTTAGTGTACGACCACCGATAACCAAAACGAGGCATATCAATCCACTTACTAAGAATAGCACCCTTTGTTCGGCCCGTCTCAGGCTTAGCCAACTCTCTAGCAGCCATAGCCTCAGTCTTACGACCAACCCAGTACCAACCCTCTTTTAAGCCACGTACAATAGGACTAGCAGGCAACCGGATAATAGCCTTATCAGACCCTTCAAGAACACTCTCCGGCTTCTCTAAGACGCGGGAACGCGGTTCAAACAACGCGCTCGCACGAACCGTCCACTTATTCTCAATACCATCAAAAGCCATGCCCTGAGCCTTCCACTCGTCAAACCGGCGAATACTCTCAGGATCACCATTAATAGCAGAACGAAGAATGCGCCTAAAATTACGAGGATTAGGAGCAGACTCCAACTTACGCTGAAGCACGTCTACCTCAAACTTAGCAGCACGAGCCTCCTCAACAGGAGCAAGAACACGAGCAGCCTCAAGAATCTGATCCTCATCAAGCACATCAACCAACTCAGGATTCTCATCCAACTTCTGAATAATACTTTCAGCCGACTCTCGCGCAGCAGCAGGAATAGCCTCAACCGCCTCACCAGCAGTAACAACACGCTTCTGAGCCTCCTCAATCGCCACAATATCGGCACGAGTAATACCCATCTTGCCGCCATAACGAGGCACACGAGCACCAATACTAGCAATACTAGCAGCCTTAGCACCAAAACCAATAATAGGCGCAACATCAAGAATATCAAGAGTGATCGCTAACGGGTCAACAGCAATCTCATTACCCATAGCATCATAATTATCCTGATTGGTAACGCCAGACCAGAATCCCTGAAACTTCCGCTTACCCTCCTCATCAAGAACAAAATTACCATTCTCATCAACCTCATAAGCAAACGGATCATAATACCTGCGAGCATAATCAGCCCACATCATATCACCAATCTGGAAGTCTACACCATCACCCCAGTCGCGCTCTTCACGACCAATAACATTCTCAATTGCCTTCTTAGCCTTATCCTGATCCACCGCGCCAAGGCTACCAACAGCAAGAGCCGTGCTAACAAGACCCGCAGCGGCCTGACGAGGAGCCTTAATAGACTCTTCACCAGCCATCTTAGCCTCACCACCAACAGCAAAAAATCCAGCAGGAAGGCCAAGCCCGAACCGGGCAATACCCTTAGTGAAGTTAACATACAAACCAAGAAGGCCCTTAGAATCCCAAGAAGCGCCCTCAGGCTTATCCTCTTCCTTCCACCAAACCTCCTTACCCTTCATCATATTAGACTCTGCCAAGCCACTCATATAATCAAGCGCACGATTAGTAAGATCATTACCAGCGGTAGTATTACCAATCGCCATTCCAATAGGACCAGCAAGCATAGCCAACGCCGCACTCGTAGCCTTCGTAGAATACGACGGAGCAGCAGCCTCAACACCAGTAGCCGCGCTCACAGACTGTTGAACCTCAGGAATATAACGCTCACCAAGCAGACTAAGCCGCTCCTCAAGCATCTTAATCTTCTCACGATTAGGCTTAGAACGAGACGAAGAGAGACGAGCATCCTGACCCATAGCGATCAACTCAATACCAATACTCTTATCCTCGTCCGTCATACCCTCAGCCGTCATAGCCTTACCAGCATCAATCAGAGTCTTAGCAAGATTATTCTGATACGTCGCACGAACATCCTCATTACGAATCTTACGGTTGTTAAGATCAAACAGAACACCATACTTACCTTCCTTAGAAGGCATAGCCCCGTAACGACGCACAAAACCACTAGCGTCCGCACCATACTTCTCAGTAAAATCAGTATACAAACGCAAAAGAGAATTATATTGTGGCTTACCGGGAATAAGTTGTGTCGCAGCAGCCGTATCAAGAAGAGTCTCACGCGGAGTCTTCTCAAACAACTGGAAGTCTGGCAAAGCCTTATTACGACGATAACTAGACAAAGCAACGGCTTGCTGCCAATTCTCGCCCATAAGACCGATAGTTTTCTTTGTCTTAGAACGACCATATAAGCCCGCATAACCAGACTTAGCCAGTCCCATAGCCTCACCAAAAGTATACTTCGGCTGCTTAATATCGGCCACAGGTGTAATCTTACCATTAACCGTAACAAAATTAGGACGGTACGCTAATTGCTCCGCCTTCTTCCTATCGGTTTTAATTGTAGCATAACGAGCCATATAATCCTCCTGCGTCTTGGAACATTACAAATAAATTGTAGCCTCCACGCTAAATAAAAATATTATTTCTTTTAACCCCTACGAGGACGAGATCCGGGAGCGGGTCTACCAGCGCCGTAATATCCCGGACGCAGCACTCCAGTAACCTTGCCTTTTTCATTCTTTAATTCTAGATACTCATCCGGCGCACCAGTCATAATAAAACGTTCAAGTTCTTTAGGACTCGTAATATCAACACGACCGCCATCATCATCGTCATCTACAGCAGCGCTGCTGCCATAGCCACCACCATAACCACTCAAAGCACGAAGATTCTGCCGATACTGCATAACCATATTAGCAACATCAAACGGATTAGGCGCAGCGCCACGACGCTGACCACGAACCTCAGCAAGCATACGAGCCAACTCCTGACGCTGTTCACGCGCAGCCTTACGAGCCTCACCAAGCCCAAGAGTCAAACCCTGACGCTGCTCAGCCAACTGACCAAGCCGCTCCGTCTCCAACCCAGCAAACTGCCCAGCAGCAGCCTGCATAAGAGCCTTCGACATAACATCACCACCAGCCTCACCAACACCACTAACAGTACCAGCCGCCTGAGCAACATCACCAGCACCCTCAACACCAAGAGCAGCACCAAGAGCACCAACCGCCTCACCAACACCACGACCAGCACGACTCATATCAAGACCCTGCATATACTGAGCAAGATTCTCCAACCCGCCACGATACGCACCACTCACAGTCTCCTCAGTAGGAAGACCAGCAAGCAAACGCTGATAAGCACGAGCAGTAGGATCACCAGCACGAGTAAGCCCCGCCAACTGGCGACGCAACGTCCGAATCATCGGAGTAAACTGTCCCCGCTGACCCTGCAAATACTGCTGAAACTGCTGAGGAGTAACATTCATCATACTCTCAAGAGTTACAGGCTGCTTCTTCTTCTTAGCCATAAATATGCCTCCTCACTTCTTTTTATACCAGCCCGCACCAGACGGGCCTTGTGGACGATAAACCCAATTCACGCCACCCTTACCAGTAAAAGTTTGTCCCGGCTTCTTCGCGGGAACCTTGCCGCGAGGTTGTCCCTTAATCTTATAATTACCACGAGAACCAGGACTAAGAATACCACCAGCCTGATTAGCGCCTCTAAAAATTGGCGCTTGAGTAGTAGCAGATTCCGCAATAGCCTCTTCTTCAGGAGTCTGAGGGAGCGTAGCAGCCGCGGCCCTAGCCGCCTCCTCCTGCGCTTTAGCCTGAGCCTGAGCAATCTGTAAGCCTTGATAAGCGCCACCAATAGGAGCCATAGCCTCACCAAAACTAGCCAAGAATTGTTGCCTAGCCTGACCAAGTTGCTCACCAGTCTGAGCCTCCGCAAGCCGACGCCTCTGAGCGGCCAAACCACCACCACTAATACCAGCAGCCCTAGCACCAAGCGCAGCCTCAGCCTCAGCAGCCGCACCACCACGACTAATATCCGCAAGCAAACCAGTACCTCCAGCCTGCAACGAACCAGCCAACTCTTGAACACGAGCCGCATCAATACCACCAGTAGCCTTATCAAACAAAACATTCGGATCGAACGCTCGCTGAGCAGACTCAACACTATAACCCCCACCAACAGCAGGAGCAGTAAAACCGTATTGCCGCAAAAGCATATTCTGCATATTACGCGCCTGATTCAAAGCGTCCTGATACGCAACAGCAGCCTGCCCAGCAGCAGTAGTAAGATCAACGCTAGCCATTACGTACTCGCCTTCTCAATATATTTATAGCCGGTAACACTAGCCGCGCCTGCGCTTGTAAGCGTAGAGGTGACATCAGTCCACCCGGTAGGCACCGCGCCAGCAGCGGTGCGCCACATCATAACCATACCGGGAACCGCAACACGAGCATACAACTTATTATCAATATCTGTAATAAGAGCGTTGATACTATTGTATCCCGCAGTATCAGAACCGCTTAGTTGTAATAGGTTAAAATTATTTGTTGCCATTAGTCACCTCCCTTTGATTTAACATTAGAATTAAACATAATACCTCTCACCATACTTATTTAATAATCGTAAAATATGTTTGATCTCGGCTTAACTTATGCGACCCCCATATCGAAAACCATGAATGTAGCCGGTTGTGTTACGCTTGCAGTTGGAGCGTCCAAATTACTTGAAGTAGTTGCAACCCTTACTTTACGTGTCTGCGAACCACTAAGGCCGGTTTCGTACGTTGTAAGGTAAACGGTGAAGAAAAAAACAAAGGCGCTAGTTGATGTATGCAGCGATGTCGCTTTGACATTGTTGCTGGCATCCGTAATAGAAATGCTTCCAATGCCAGGATTAAAGTCTTTAGCGCATACCATATTTAGCGCGAGTAGATAGAGGCGATTACTTTCTGCCGTCCATGTTAGAGACAATCCAGTTACGTCAGCAGGCGACGAACTTGTAAAATTTTGTGTCACCGTCTTTTTGGTTTCTGCAATAAGACCACGAGGAATAGCAGCAGGAGCCGCACCAAGATTATCAAGATCATTAACCTCAACCCAAGCAGAACTATTATAAACCAACATCTTCCTAGTATCAGTCTCATAAATCTGCATACCATCAAAAGGAGATGCTGGTCGAGTACTACTAGTAACAATTTCTACACCATGTCCGATAACACTCATACTACACCTCCTTAAAGTTCAGCGCTTGCTCGCCAAAAGAAAAATAAAGTTCTGTCAGTTACGGCTGTAGTTACTGCAAAACCAGTAGCGCTTCTGCTTCTAAAAGTAGCATTAAAATCGCCAACTCCCGGCCTGTGTACAGTAAAAGTAGCCGAATCAGCAACATTATCAGTTCCTGTAGTCCAAGCACGGACATCAATAATAGGCGAAGCCCGCATTTCTGTAGCAAAACTATATCTTTGAGCGCCCCCAAAACCAGCATCGCCGCCAGCAGTAAGCCAGCAAATGCCTTGTTCCATATTAGAGTTAGTAGCAAGACTTGAAAAAGTAGTCTCAGAATGTGGTGTACATTTTTGAAAATACCTTTGACACTTTCTAAAAGTAGTTTCAAAAGGCTCAAACTCGAAAGGAGTAACAACCTCAGGTTCTAACTGTACACCAGTAATCTGCCAATAATTATTTGTTGCTGCTGCTAGGTTTGTTTGGCCAACAGCAAGATTTGCCGCGTTAGTTGCCGCCCAAGAAGTACTAAGAGTTCCGCTAGTATACGTAGAACCAGCACCAAGCCAAAAATTTAATGAAAAAGAACGAGCATTATCATTATCAAACGCGCCCGTAGTATCCGCGGGAAACAGAATAGTCTTTTTCTCCCAAGTACCACTAGCATTAACAGAATAAGAAGCACTAACCCTGCGAGTATTATCAACGTCCTCTACTTCACAAATATACGTACCAGTCACATTAGACTTAACCCAAAACGACAAAGCAAACTTTTTAGCAGAAGAAGTACCTTTAAGAAAATGTTGCATATTTTGTCCTTCAACGCTTTGCTGTAACAAAATAAAATCATTAGCAGAAAGAGCGGCGTCAGCAGTCGTACACAACATTTTCAAAGATTTCTTAAAACCAGAACCAGTAGGGGCATCATTTTCAATACTTTGTGTCCACGTACCTAAAGAATCTTGATATTTAACCCAACGATCAGCCGTGTAGTAACCATTACCAGTAATACCCGTAACATTCGTACCACGCTGATGAACATTCATAGCACCATTAATAATAACATTACGATACGCAGGATACCCAACAGCAGAATAATCAACCTGACGAGAATCAACAGTCACAACATCACTACCACCAAACTCGTGACTAGAAGCATGAGCAACCGTACTAGGCTCAACCGTACCACCCAAACTAGCCTTAATAATCTTCAACGGAGCGCCAGCACTAACAAAATTAGGAAGATTAAACGTAGAAGAACCATCCCCAACACCATAATCAGTCCCAATAAGACTAAACAAGTCAGCATACGATGTTCGACTAACAGCACTACCATCCGCCTCTAACCATCCCGTCGGGAAAGAAGATGCTGTAGGCCAGTCAATAAGCGTCCCCACAGGAGCCGTAGACAGGCTCGTAGTCGTCACCGTACCAATACTAGTAGTATACCTAATATAGTATGCACCCGTCGTAGCAGACACGCTAGGCACGTTAAACGTCGTACTACCATCACCCACACCATAAGTCGTACCGATAACAGCGAAGAGTGTAGCATACGTTGTTCGTGATACTGCACTACCATCAGCGGGAAGCCATGCTGTAGGAGTTGCGGATCCTGCGAACCACATGATAGACCCTACTGGCATAGAGTCGTTTGTTGTAGCGGTTGTGGTTTTTAGGTTCCACTTGGTTCCGTCATATGTCCATGTGGTTGCGCCAGAAGTGAATTCTTGGCCGTTTGTTGGGCTGTCTGGAAAGTTAATAGCCATTAGTCACCTCCTTCAATAGTATCCTCAATAGGAGGAATAAACTTATTAATCATGCGTATAACTCGACAATAACAATACCAGCGCCGCCCGCGGATCCGGCGCGATTTGAACTTTGACCTGCTGCGCCTGCTGCGCCACCACCATATAAAAAACCTCCATCAGAAGGGGTTGTGGTGCCATTAATAGAAGCATAATGTCGATGAGATGCTCCATACCCTAAAGCCGCGGCACCACCTACGCCCCTAAAGGATTCTATATTTCCGCCTCCAGAAAAACCACCCATACCAGTAACCTTAAAATCTCCTGTAGAAGATGGGCCACTACCGCCGCTGGCGCCGTAACCCGAGGTTGCCGCACCATCACTACCGGCACCGCCCTTAGCAATAACAGCAGAACCAAAAGAAGAATCGCCTCCCGCGCTGCCAGCATTATTACCTGCTGCGCCTCCTACCCCGCCAGCGCCAACAGTAATAGTAACACTAGAAGACAAACCCGCAATATTAGTAATAAACGATTCCGCATAGGCGCCGCCACCGCCACCACCACTACCAGCATTAGCAGCATTATTACACCCGCCAGAACCGCCACCAGCACCAACACATTTCACACGAATAGCCCGCAACCACGGATACGACGCCTTATCAAACGTACCACTAGACGTAAAATACAACGTCTGCACATACGTAAACCCGACAAACCTATTATCAATACCGCTAAGATGAGCAGTCAAATCAGTAACATCACCAGCACCACTAGCAGCGCTATTACGAGTATAATAAGAAGGCGTATAATCAACAGTAAGCCGATCAGCATCAATAACATCCGAACCACCACGAACATGATCCGAACCATGAAGAGGAATCGTCAACTGACCATTCGTACCAACCTCAACCCATTGGTCACTAGACCCATCCTCATACCAAACAAACGTCTTACCCGTAGTAGAGTCATACCATAAATCACCATCACTAGGCGACACAGGAGCAGTATCATCAGTAGTAACACTAGACCCGCCACCAGCACCACCAATCTGATCCCACGCACTACCCGTACTACGATACAACAAGTATGGAGCAACACTACCAACTCCGAACAAGGATCCGGCAGGATACAACGAGTCGGGAAGCGTAGGAAGCGCAGCACCAATACCAACAATCTTCGTAAGATCAAGCGCATCAGACTGGCCCGGATTATGCGTACTAGCATGAGCCGTAGGAGTACGAGCATCAGTAAGCCTAGAATCAGAATCCACCACAGCCGTACCAGTAATCTGACTAGGCGCCAATTCTAACTCGTCACTACCACCCGACTCGTGACTAGTAGCGTGCGCGGTTGGAGTCCTCGCATCCGTAAGACGCGAATCAGAATCAACAACAGCAGTACCCGTAACCTGATTAGGAGCAATCTCAATCTCATCCGTACCGCCAGACTCGTGCGACCCAGCATGAGCAGTAGGAGTTCTCGCATCCGACAATCGGGAATCACTCGTATACACAAGATTAGC